TTTGATATTATAAGAAAGGAATTACATTGGGGTACTAGAGGAAAAGATGGTAAACAACCACTAGAATTTAAACCTTTATGTACATTAGATACAGATCATATAGTTGCAATACTACAAACACAACTTCATATTAGTAACGAAATGTATCTTGCATTTGAAAAAGAGCTAGAATACAGATGTGAAGGTGTATAACTAACCGAACCCTGCTCTAAGGGAATCTAAATAGGAGGATATATGGTGTGGAATTATAGAGTAATAAAGATGTCTGATCAAGATGAAGAAGAATGGATAGGTATTTGTGAAGTATTTTATAATGATAAAGATGAACCGATACTTTATAGCTCACCTGTATGTGTATCAGGAGAATCTTTAGATGACTTAGATATTACATTGTATAACATGGTAGAATCACTAGGAAAACCTATACTAACTAAAGAGGATTTTAAATGACTCCAAACCCTATGAAAATAATGATATTAATATTTGGTATTGTTGTTTGTATATATCTTATTGTAACAAACGATGTAGGAAACCCTATTAGAGGAGGTAAAGACTGTGCTATGGCAGAGTTTAGCCCTGATTTTTCTACTGTTGAAAAAGAATTATGCAGAAGAAAGAGAGAGACAGCATGAAAGCATTTCCAACTCCACAATATACAGAAGAAAAATTTAATGGCATGGATTTAAGGGACTATTTTGCCGCTCAAACATTATCATCTGTTATAATTGATAACACAAATATTCATGGGGCAGCTGACTTTTGTTATAGAGTAGCAGATGCTATGATGGAAGCGAGGAATAAATGAAAGAAGTAACTGCTGACCACGTAGCGCACTACAAACAAAATAAAGAACTAATAAATGAGTTAATAGATTCAGTAGTCATACACCATACAAATAGAATGTTAAAGATTAGGATTGCCGAGATATTGTATAAGCACATTCCAACACTTGACCAAGCTTGTTACGAGCGTGGTTGCCCTTGCATAGACCCATTTGAGGAGAAAAAATGAAACCAAGTGCATATATATCAGATGGCGGTGTAATGTTTAGGGATTCACCACCTGATTCAATACTTAAGTTAAATCCTTTGTATACGTCAGCTGAAATAAAAGAACTACATAACCTAGTTGAAAAACAGAGAGCTGAAATAAATTGTCTTAAAAATAAATATAACAAGCTAAGTAATGCGTCATTAAGCTTATGTAATATAGTTGACAAGGTAATAGATGAATAAATCAAAAGAAAAAGCATTACAAAAGCTATCTGACTTTACACAAGAAGCTGAGTTGTTAGAGTTACGTAGCCTAGTTAAATCATTCTTTGATGATTACTTAGGTATCAGAGAAGAATCAGATAGTGGTAGAATGTTTAGCCCTATTTATGTATCTTGCTGTAGAGTAATGAAGATGGAATCTCTAAGCAAATTACTAGATAGAATGATGGAGTTATCAGGAGCAAGGAGAGAAGATGGATGATATAGAAGAATCATGGACTGACAAGCAAATGAATGACTACGTACCAGACAGATGGGTTATACTTGAAATAGATGTTAGCAATTCTAGTAGTCGAAAGATATTATCAGGATGGTATGGCGGTTATACTCAAGGAGACTCTTGGAGACTTAGCTCAGGTATTGTTGATGTAAAAGAATACAAGAGTTATTATGAAGTAATAAATCATTCAGGAAGTATTTATACTTTGTATAAAAATAGTGAAGGAATGAGTTCTTATATGCAAGATATTTATAACTCATGGATTAAACAAGATGAAATCAAACTAAAAATTGTATCTCTATGACCTTTAATATATACTCGCCTGAAGGAATACACTTTGTGCAGTACTTTGATACGATTGATGAGTTAATAACAAGCATGATTAAAAATAGTGGACATACCTATCATAGAATAACATGACAGACCCCTGCCCACCTCTTAATTTATTTAACTGGAATAACTTTTGGAAATGGAAGGAAGAAATACCTATGTACAAGCATAAACAACACACTTACTTAGCTGGACCAATGGAAGGTCTTACTTACTTTGAAATGACTGAATGGCGTAAGTATGCAACCTCCCAATTGAATCTCAGAGATGTTGATACGTTAGATCCTACTCGTAGAATCTCTTATCATGATCAAGAGAAAACAATATACACTGCTAGTCGAGTAGTTAAACATGACTTACAGGATATAGCATTTAGTTCTATTATTCTTGCTGACTTAAGAGACAGTACTCCTGGACGCAAATGGGGTACAGTATGTGAGATAGCTCATGCACATACCAAGAATAAAATTATTATTGTGTTGAATGATAAGACACAATTCAAACACCCTTTCATAGAGTTTTATGCTACGGAGATATACAATGACATTGACAAAGCAATCGACGCTGTATCCACATACTACCAATGATAAACCTTTTCACTTAGTGTTACAGGAATTAGGCTACAGATGTGTTGAAGACGTCTATTATACAGAGGACTTTAAAATATACTGTATTGGTGATGATGTATGGAAAGTAGAGAGGACTGACCATGAGTGAAATAATTGAAGAAGTTGAAGAGCTTGAAACAAATTGCTATTATATTTATAGTAGTGAAACAGTACAATATCTAACCAGAGTAGAAGCAAAATCTAAAGAAGAGGCTGAAGAAAAGTTTTGGGAAATGGAGCATGGCAATTCTTACGGCACTGACACATTAGAAGTAGTAGATAGCTTTGGTTGGCAAATAGATTATATAGAGGAGTAATATGCCTTACATTACAGAAGAAAACAGAAGGGTATTAGATGTAAGACCACCAATGAATGCTGGTGAATTGAATTATTCTTTTACAAAGATTATCCTTAACTATATTAGTGATGATACAGGAGAGGATTATAATTTTAGTTATCAAAAACTAAATGATGTAATAGGTGCTTTAGAATGTTGTAAGTTAGAGCTGTATCGTAGAATAGTATCTCCTTATGAGGATAAGAAGATAGAAGACAATGGCGATGTTTATTTATAAGGACACATATGGAATATATATTTGATTTGTTTGTTGATGGTGTAAGAAGAGGAACTTATGGTCGAGCTGAACAAGCAGGCAACGAGTATCTAGAACTATGCGATCAGAACCCACTAAGCAAAGTTACCTTTAAAGTAACTGGAGCTAATGGCTTTACAGATACAGGCACTTGTTATGCTGACTTCGAAGGCTTTGAAGAAGGTTTACAAAGAGGTATTGCATGGAAGCCTGAAAAGAAAGAAGCCACTATTGGTTCTATGATAGCAAATAAAAGAGATGAAGATTTCTTTGATGCCTATATGGACAAGTATGGTACTATAAAGGCAGATAAAAAATACATGAAATTAGTAGTTAATGGTAATGCAGATAAAGAAGATGCTATCAATCCTCCTCATTACAAAAATGTAGCAGCAGGTAAACAATACATGGAATTGATGGTTGATATGTTACCTGATGTAGGGTCTCATTTGCTTGGTCAAGTGTACAAGTATCTTATGAGATGCGGTAAGAAAGATTCTGAAGTACAAGAGCTAAAGAAAGCACAGTGGTATCTAACTGCTCTTATTAAGTACAAAGAAGAAGGCAAGGTAATATAATGAGTGGCTGGTTAATAATATTAACTGGCTTAATCTACTTATACATAGCATGTGAGCAAGGCTACAAAGGTAACACTGGTATGCTCATATGCTATTTAGGCTATGCCTTTGGTAATGTAGGTTTGTTCATGTTAGCAACTAAATAAGGACACATATGGAATTTCAATTAGAAATACAAGAAGAATTACCTGACGGAAGTGCTATTGCTAAATTAACTCTAGATAATGAGGCGAAAGAATTTCTTATTGGGGAAGGTATGCTTGCTGTTTTAAGGAAAGCAATAACAAACTCTGAATCATGGTTAGGTAATAAAGAAATAAAAACAGAAGAACTAGAAGTCATTCTAGATGCTGCTAAACCTAAAGGAAGAAGAAGGAAACAATGAAAGCCTTTATCTACTACAACTTACATAAACACTGTTGGTCTTTAAGGGCTTTAGAGGGTCCTAGTAAAGGTAAAGTGTACGCACATGCTCACTCTGTAGTAGTATTAGATGCAGTATTTAAAGTATCAGAAAAAGGTAGACAAAGAGTTATAAGAGAACAAAAGAAAAATGTTCATGCTGGTGTTGTCGGTAATGTAATTGCTATTGACTCAGTAGAAATTATATGCACTGATAAAAAGACAGCAGTAACTTATAACCCTTACAAGTATCCAACATTCGTTACAAGACATAACGAACAACCAATAACCCATGCAAGACAAGTCTATATGCAAGGAAGGAATGTGGAAGCCTATGATTAAGGTCGGTAGCTTTACAGATAAAGTTGGTGGAAGAGAATTAATATTTGATATCTTTAAATGCGTTGTTGATGAAGTCTCTGATGTATATGAGACCTCTTCAGGTAAACAAATGATAGAAATCACTATTAATAACCAGAAGTTCGTAGGTTCTTATGATAAGAATGTACATGAACACCTTATAGCTAATGAAGGATCAGAATCCTTTGTTGTGCTATGGAGGTCTCATAAAGGTGGTTACATGGTAGCATATAACTTTAATTACTGGAAAGGATTTTCTGAAGGTAACTTAGAGTTATCTGACAACGCTTTTGTTTCTCCTAGTATAGCAGATGATAAAGAAGCTTTTGTTTATATGTGGGTTAATTTAGAAACAGGAAGAAAGTATATTGGTTATCATGTAGGCAATGAAGAAGACGGATATATCGCAAGTGGCGTACAATTCTTACAAGAATTTTCTAAAGGAAAAGATGGTTTTAACAGAACAATCCTTGCCAGAGGTACTAAACAAGAGATGTATAAATTAGAAACAATACTCTTGCTTCTATTAGGAGATCAAGAAGGGTATTATAACGTAGGGAATAATTTAAAATGAGTAAATTTATTTTTAAAAGAATAGAATCACCTGAACATGGAACAGATGTAGTTGAAATGACTATTGAAGCTGAAACATGGTATGACGTAGTACCTCGATTTAAAGAATTCCTTCTAGGATGTGGCTTTATGTTTGAAGGAGAATTAGAAGTAGTTGATTACAATGTTGAGGACATCGTACCTAAAAAGCTTAAAAGAAGAAATGATCTATAAAGATCCTTACTCAGTTCTTTCATGGAAAGCTAATCAACAAATAGATTATTTTATTAAGACAGGAAATATAAATCATTTCCTTCTTATGATAAACTATTTATATATAAGGAATTCACTCAATGAATATGGACACTTACCTGAAGATAGCAGAGATGCTAGCTGAAGAATCTAAAGCAACTAAATTAAAAGTTGGTTGTGTTGTAGTAAGAGATGGTAATTTTCTTTCCTTCTCTTATAATGGAACACCCCCTGGAACAGATAATACCTGTGAAGATGAGCACAATAAAACATACCCTGAAGTAATCCATGCAGAATCAATGGCTATTACTAAGGCAGCTAAATCAGGAGTAGCTATTGACAAAGCTACTATGTGTATTACTCATGCTCCTTGTATTGACTGCGCTAAACTAATTTACCAAGCAGGCATACAACAAGTATGGTTTAGACATCCTTATAAATCAACTGATGGTGTAGATTTTCTTTTAAATCAAGGGATTGATGTAAGATACCTTCCTAGCTGGAATAAAGGGGCTAGCTCTGCTCTAAAGGATACCTCATGGATTACGAAATAGTACTACTAGTAGCCCTTATTGCTGCTGCATTTCATATTAATTACCTGATTAATAAGATTAAATTCCTTGAAACACAAATAGTCGTAGCACATATTCTTATTAGGAGTATGGCTAAAGACCTTGATAAACTTGGATATAGCGCAATAACTCTTTCAGGAAAAATAAATGATAAAACCTGTTGATACTTGGACAGATAATACCACCAAGCTAAAGATATCTGTGCATAGCCTATGTAATAATGAAGATCAAGTTAAATTGTTTCTTAAATTAATACTAGAAGACTACTGCATGAGATATAATTTAACTAATAAATTCCCTAAGGCAAGAGTAAATATATCTTTTATTTTAGGTAGTGGATCAGAGTGGATGGACGCCTCCTGTTCTTGGTGCGATATAGAGGAATTACTTTATATACAAATATGGGATGCAATAGCTTCAGGAGAAGAAGCTAATAAATATACTATGGTTAAATCATTAGAAATATTAGCTCATGAATTTACCCATGTATGTCAGTTTCTAACAGGAAGAAATGGACCAACAACTAAACCTTATAGAGGGTTTAACTCAGGTCTACATATAACAGACTTTAATAACAATCAGTTTATTAATGACGAATATATTTTTTCTCCTCCAGAAGTAGAAGCAAGGATTATGGAGCTTTATTATTACAATAAATTTGGTTATGTATTCGGAGACTTCAATGAACCCACTATACAAACGATCAAATGATCAAACAAGGATCTTCGAATTCCATACAGATAGAGAAACCTATTGGCTTATGGATGGACTAAGAAGAACATTAGAACCCTATGGTCGGCTAGATGAACAGGAAATAAAACAACTGTTCACTAAGCTTAAGGACTGGGCGGGATATACAGAGGAAAAACCACCATGAAATTAGTCTTTGATATTGAAACAGATGGCTTACAGCCACACGTCAGTAAGATATGGTGCTTAGTAGCTATAAGCCCAGATACAGGTGAGAAGTTTATCTTCTCTGATTACGATTCGGATTACCCTTCTTTGCAGGAGGGTTTAAAATTTCTTAAAGAAGCTACTATATTAGCTGGTCATAATATCTGTGGCTATGACTTACCTGTACTAAAACAATTAGTTAATTTCGAACCTGATTCCACAACTAAATTGTGGGATACATGGGTTATGTCTCAAACAATACAATATAAACGTAAACATAAGCATGGACTTGAAGGATGGGGTTCATTCTTTAACTTCCCTAAGATAGAGTTCAATGACTTCTCTGGGTACAGTAAAGAGATGCTTGAATATTGTATTCGAGATGTAGAACTTAATGTTAAGGTATACAATAAGCTTAAAGAAGATGCTGTTAAGATTGCCCAAATCAATCCTACATTCTTCAAAGGTTTAGAAGTAGAAACAGAGTTTGCTCGTATAGAAGCTGATATGAGGAATCTCGGTTGGTCATTTGATTTAAAGAAAGCATATGATATCAAAGAAGAAATCAATAGTCGTATGCAACTAATTGAATCAACAATGGAGCCTAAGATAGGTATGAGAACACTCAAGCTAGATAAGCCTGAGGAATTCAAAGAACCTAAGTGGCGTAAGGATGGCTGTTATGCAGTACAAACAGCTAAATACTTTGGTATGGAAGTAGAAAGAGGTAAAGAAGATAGACCAATAGAAGGAGCATATTGCAGAGTTGAGTTTGCTCAAGCCTCATTAGGTTCTTTAGAGGTAGTTAAAGACTATCTGTATTCTATTGGTTGGGTTCCTGATGAATGGAATGTAGAACGTATCAATGGTAAGTTTGTTAACAAGAGTCCTAAGTTAACTGAATCTTCTTTAGAACCTTTAGGTGAAGATGGCTTAATGCTATCTGAATATCTATCTATTCGTAATAGAAAGTCTGTAGTAGAGGGCTGGATTAAACAAGTAGAAGAAGGTGATGGTAGATTACATGGTAAAGTCTGGACAGTAGGCACTCCTACATTTAGATGTCGTCATGAAGTGATCGCTAACTTACCATCTGTTGGTTCTACATACGGAGAAGAACTTAGATCACTACTTACTTGCGAAGCAGGACTATCTATTGTTGGTGCTGACTCAGCAGGCAATCAAATGAGAGGTCTCTGTCATTACATTAACAATGATGACTTCACTAATGAAGTTATTAATGGAGATATACACCAACGTAATGCAGATGTATTAGGTGTATCTAGGAAGATTGCTAAACCTTTCTTATATGCTTATCTATTTGGTGCTGGTGCTGGTAAACTTGGTTTAATATTAACAGGAAAGAGAGATACTAAAGTTGGACAACAAGCAGATGAGAAATTCAAGTCATCAATTCCTGGACTGGCTGCACTCAAAGACAAACTATCTGCCCAGTATAATAGTACGGCTAATAGGTTTGGTTCTGACAACGCTTACATTCGTGGTCTTGATGGTAGGCTTATCTTTGTTAGTTCTGAGCATCAAACACTTAATTATCTTCTACAAACAGCAGAAGGAATTACTTGCAAAGCGGCTATGGTGTACGCTAGAGATAGAATTAAAGCAGAGAAAATCCTAGCTTATCCTATCATACATTACCATGATGAGATGGCTTGGGTCTGCAAAGATGAAGATGCAGAAGTGGTAAGAGAGATCTGTGTAGAAGCTTTTAAAGAAGCTCCTAAGTGGTTTGGAGTTACTTGCATGGATGGTGATGGTAAAATCGGTAAAAACTATGCGGAGGTTCACTAATGAAAGCGTTAATAGATGCTGACAGTATTATCTACACAATAGCATTTGTAGAGAAGTCTAAGAGTAAATGTAAGAAAGCTTTTGATGATAAACTAAAAGAGATTGTTAGAACTCTTGAAGCAGATGTTGGTCTTGTTTATATTAAAGGAAAGAATAACTTTAGATATGATGTAGATCCTGAATATAAAGGGCATCGCAAACAAGAGTTTGATGTTGATGTTAAAGAACGTATTGACTTGTTATATGAATACGCTAATGAACACGCTATCAAAGCTGATAATGGAGAAGCAGATGATTATGTTTTTATTGGAGCAATGGATTGTGCTAATGAAGGAGATTCTTATATCGTATGTTGTATTGATAAAGACTTACAGCAAATTCCTGGGTTACAATATAATTATAGGACTAACATCCTTAAAGAAATTACTCCAGAAGAAGCATACAGATTTACTATGAAACAATTCCTTACAGGAGACCCAACAGATAACATAAAAGGTATTTATAAACTTGGTCCAAAGACTGCTGATAAGTTACTTGATCATGTTCCTGTTGAAGACTTATGGAAAAGAGTTATAGAAATATGGAAAGAAAAAAGCCCTAGAGATGAATGGGAAACAGCTTTTGTTAAGTGTGCTAATAATATTTACATCCGTAGAACAATAGAAGATCTACGACCTAAAACATTTACAGAATTAGAGGAAGATTTCTTATGGATACAGGACACTGGGTCTGGAGAGGAAACAGCTTTGACGTCTCAGAGTACTGTGGATTTGTCTACATCGTCAGATGTAATCATCCAGAAGAACGAAGACTTTACCTTGGAAGAAAGTTCTTCCACATAAACTTTGGTAAGAAAAGAAAACAAAAAGAAAGTCCTTGGAGAAAGTATCTTACTAGTTCTCTTAATGTTAAAGAAGCAATAAAGAAATATGGTAAAGAATATTTTTCTTTTGATATAGTAAATATATACAAGACAAGGGCTGGTGTAGTAAATGCTGAAGTAGAATTACAATGGTACGCTAATGTATTACATACTGAATATGAGCCTGATATGAGAGCTTATTGGAATGGTAATATAGGAGCTATTAAATTTATTTCTAAGGAGAAGGTTAATAATGACGAAAGAAATTATATCAGACAAGCATATGCAGAACACTTTGGCTTGGTCTCAAAAGAAACTAACCCAACTAAAAGCTAAACTTAGAAGAGCCTTTATCAGAGAGAAAAAGGAGAAACATGAGTAGATGGTATCATACTAACTGTCCTAAATGCGATTCATCAGATGCATTTAGCTACAAAGAGGGAGATGACTTTGGCTACTGTTTTAGTTGCTGTAAGTCTTCACCTATCAACCCAACTTACATTAAAGAGGAATACAATTACAATATGCACTCACTAACTGATATCCAAGATTACGACACAAGAGGTTTTCAAGAACGTGGTATTACTAAAACAGTATCTTCACACTATGGTGTAAAGGTTTCTTATGCAGAAGATGGAACCATTGCTTCTCATTTCTATCCATACACAAGAAAGGGTTCTGTTGTAGCCTACAAAGAAAGAAAGTTACCTAAACAATTTGTTATTCATGGTGACTTTAAAGGAACAGAATTGTTCGGTCAAAATATGGCTAATGGTTCTCGGACATTAATTATTACTGAAGGAGAACTAGATGCTATGGCTGTGTCACAAGCACAGTATAATAAGTATAACAAGTTCTTTCCTGTAGTAGCTATGCCTAGTGCTAGTGCGGTTAACACTATTCTAGAACAAAGAGAATGGATACGTTCTTTTGAATCTATTATTCTTATGTTAGATAATGATGAAGCAGGTCAATCTGCTACTCAAAAGATAGCTAAGATAATCGGCTTTGATAAGATTAAAGTAGCTCAACTACCAGAGAAAGATCCATGTGATGTACTAGTAAAGCATGGCGCAGAGCAGCTAATGAAGTGTTTGTTTGATGCTAAAGAGTTCTCACCTGTAGGGGTATTACGTGGAGAAGATATCTGGAATCACTTTACAGAGTTAAAGAATACTATCTCTTTGCCTTACCCTAAGTGTCTTAATGGTTTAAATACTAAGTTAAGAGGTATGCGATTAGGTGAAATAGCTTTGTTTACTTCTGGTACTGGTTCAGGTAAGTCAACTGTTATCAAAGAAATCGTATTAGAAATTCTAGATAAGACTCCTGATATGGTAGGCATGGTATCCCTTGAAGAATCTATTGGAGATACTGCTCAGAAGTTTATTGGTATGGTTCTTAATAAGAACTTATCTGAAGAGAATATAACTGAGGAAGAACAATATGAAGGCTTTAAGAAAGTCTTTGGTGATGAGCGATTAGTACTGCTAGACCACCAAGGTTCTGTATCAGATGAATCTTTAGTAGATAAGATAGAACATCTTGCGTTAATGGGTTGTAAGTATTTAATCCTTGACCACATTACTATTGCTGTATCTGAAGGTGCTAAAGGAAAAACAGGTAATGAAGCAGTTGATTCTATTATGAGTGATCTACTTAAGATTACTAAGAAGCATAACATCTGGTTAGGTATTATCTCTCACTTACGTAAAGGAGAAAGACCATTTGAAGAAGGTCACTTACCTTCTATTGATGATATTAAAGGTTCAGGTTCTATTAAACAAATCTCTTTTGATATTGTAGCCTTTGCTCGTAATATGATTGCTGACTCTGACACAGAAAGAAATACAATTAACCTCAGAGTATTAAAGTCTCGATTTACTGGTCATACAGGTGATTGTGGTTCTACCATATATAACACTGAGACTGGTAGATTAAATGAAGTAAATATTTTAGATTTTGATATTGCAGCGTAAAATTAAATTTCATGTTATAATTTTACTTTAACTTCGAAAGGTTAATAATGAATCCAGTCTCTTATTTATCAGAGAAGATAGGTAGAGTAATCCTAGACTCTGATAAGGCTTACAATAAGGGTGCTAAGATATTAAAGGCATACCCAGAATGGGAGCCACACTTAGAAAAGTTTATAGCAGAATCTTGGGATACTGTTTTAAATTATTGCTCTGCTCCTGCAAGAGTAACTAAGGGTGGTTCTCTAAAGTCATATGTTAAATTAACTAATGTATCAATACAAATAGGAGTTAATATTTGTAGACAGATAGATCAAGATGAAACAGATCCTGCCATTACATTAGGTATAGGAGACCTTATACTTGAATCTTTCCTACAAGATAATCTTATAGATATCTTTAGAGAGTATGATGGTCGTAAAGCTCCTTATGTTGTGTCTGTTATTAATCAACCATTAAATATACAACCAGTTCTTAAAGGCACTATCTTTGATAAGCCTAATCCTATTACAGGATTAATCTCAGGTGTTACCAGAGAACCCTATATTAAGGGGTGGAATAACAGAAAGATATTTAATGAATACCTAGATAAGCCATTCATACAAGCAATGGAAAATCTCAGACAACAACCATGGGAAATTAATAAGAGTGTTCTTGAAGCTCTTAAAAAGAATCGTCATGAGTTTGTTACTGATACTATTGATGTTGTTGATCGTAGTGGTGAGGTGTTTAAATATAATATTCACTGGGAAGATGATCAACTACCTACCAAGAAACAGTTCTGGCATACAGATGGTACTAAGTTCTTAAGAAAGAAAGACCCAAGAATACAAAGAGCTTTGTCTAAGCTATTTGAATTTGACCAAGTAATAAAGAAAGCAGATACCATTGCCGCTTATGGATTACCTTTCTATCAAGAAGTATCTTGTGATTACAGAGGTAGGATATACTATGCAGAATCTTTTATGGAATTCCAAGGTAGTGATCTTGCTCGTGGTCTTTATTTATTTAATACTAAAAAGGAATTGAATGATGATGGTCTTTATTGGCTTTATATTCATACAGCAACTTGTTTTAACCAGTCTTTTACTCTGGAAGAACTTAAAGGGCTTACTTGGACTACAACTGATTATATTTCTTATCTTAATGCTGAACAATTGGATACTATATCAGTCGATAAAATGTCTTTACCTGACAGAGCTAATTGGACAATTCACAATCTCGATTTAATTAGATTAGCTGGATTACAAAAACAGTTATTCCCTGATGCAGAAAAACCAGTATCTTATTTAGCTTGTTGTGTTGAAATAGCTGAATACCATTTGTCTTTAATTACTGGTCAACCCTTCTTATCAGGATTACCTATCCCTATTGATGGTAGTAACAATGGGTGGCAACACCTTGCAGCTATATCTAAGGATAAACAAGCTGGAGCATTAGTATCATTAACTCCTACTCCTATTCAAAAAGATTTCTACGTAGCAGTTGCTAAATCACTTATTGAGTTAATGCCTGACTGGTTTGAAACTCGTAATATGCCTATGAAACATATCCGCAAAGGTATTGCTAAAAGAGGTTCTATGACAAGAGCATACTCAGCAGGTAAAAAGAAAATACAATCTAATATGTATGATGATTGCCACGTAGAAGGATACACAAGTAAATATAGTATTACCGAAGATGATACTGATTTACTAGCAGGAAATTTAATTAAAGCAATCAACGCAGTCTGCGCTGGTCCACTTAAAACAACTAAGTATCTACAGAAGATAGCTGAACATGAGCTTAACTGTGGAGAACATGGGATGGAATGGGTTACTCCTTCTGGATTCCCAGTAAAATATAAGGTATATTTACAACATGAAAGACGTTATCAAGGCACTATCAAAGGTGTCAACAACAATAAATCAATCTCTCACATCGTTAAAGTTGATGTTAGGCATAGGGAAACCCATGAGAAAGTTCCGTGTAGAAGATCTTTTGCTAGTGGTATCAGTCCTAACCTCGTTCACAGCTATGATGCTTCTCATATGGCAAACGTCATTTGTTCTTTTAGTGATAACTTTGGGGCTGTTCACGATAGTTTCTCTACTCATGCTAATGATGTTAAGAGACTACAAGAAATTACCAAGAAACAATTCGTAATACAATATAATTATAGTAACTTCTTTGATATACTACAGGATAATCTAATGAAGCATAAAGAATCTTTTACTTATGCTCAACCTTCTTTAGGTGATTTAAATATCAATGATGTTTTTAACTCTGAATACTTCTTTTGTTAAGGAAAATAAATGAATCAATACCAAGAATTTATCGCTAAGTCACGCTATGCACGCTATCTACCTGAGGTTTCTCGTAGGGAAAACTGGGAAGAGACTTCAGGAAGATGGATTAAGTTCTTTCAAGAACAGTTAGCACATAAATTACCTGCTGACCATCCAGTATGGAGCACATTAACTACTGCTATTGCTAACTTAAAAGTACTACCTAGTATGCGCAGTGTTATGACTGCTGGAGAAGCACTCAAGCGTACCAATGTAGCAGCATACAATTGTTCTTATCTGCCTATAGATAATGCACGCAGCTTTGATGAGGCTATGTATATTCTTCTATGTGGTACTGGTGTAGGATTCTCTTGCGAAGAGAAGTATGTAAATGAATTACCAGTTGTACCTGAATTACTAGAGTTCGGAAAGACTATTCTTCCTAGCAAAGTTATTACTGTAGAAGATTCTAAAGAAGGTTGGTGTGAAGCTTATCGCTTACTAATTGCTCGTTTATATGTTGGTGTTATCTCACAATGGGATGTATCTTTAGTGCGCCCTGCTGGTACTCCTTTAAAGACATTTGGAGGAAGAGCTTCAGGTCCAGCTCCTTTGGTTAGCCTGTTTGAGTATACCATTAACAAGTTTAAGAACGCTCAAGGAAGAAAATTAACTCCTATTGAATGCCATGATATCATGTGTAAGATTGGAGAGGTAGTTGTTGTTGGTGGTGTTCGTAGATCAGCTATGATTTCTTTAGGAGACTTAGGTTCTTATGATCATGCTACTGCTAAAGCTGGAGCTTGGTGGGAGAATCATGCTGAAAGAGCATTAGCAAATAACTCAGCAGTATATTCACATAAGCCTTCTATCGGGGAGTTCATGAAAGAATGGCTTGACATTTATAATTCACATTCAGGTGAGAGAGGAATATTTAATCGTGAAGCATCTCAAAAGCAAGCTGCGAAATATGGTTTTAGGGATTTTAATGTGGAGTATGGTACGAATCCTTGTAGTGAGATTATCCTTAAGCCGTATCAGTTCTGTAATCTTTCGACAGTAATTGTAGAACCAGATGATACTATTGCAGACTTAGCTGACAAAGTAGAACTAGCTACTATCATGGGTACATTCCAGTCTACATTAACTAAGTTACCTTATCTCAGAGATATCTGGACTAAGCATACTGCTGAGGAGAGGTTACTAGGGGTATCAATGACAGGTATTCTAGATAATCCTTTATTAAGAGGTGAAGGTGTTGACTTAGAAACGCTATTAGCAGGTTTACGAGAAGTAGCACGAGAGACCAATGCTAAGTGGGCTGATACCTTGGGTATTAGTCGTAGTGCGGCAATCACCTGCGTCAAACCTGAGGGTACTGTAAGCCAACTCACTCAGACTTCTTCAGGTATTCATGCTGGTCACGCTCCTTATTATATCCGTAGAGTTAGACAAGACATTAAAGATCCTTTAACTCAGTTCTTAATTGAGCAAGGTGTACCTAATGAACGCTGCTTTATGAAACCTGATCAAACAGTTATCTTTTCTTTCCCACAGAAATCTTCTGGTTATACTAGGAAAGATCTTACTGCTATCCAGCATCTTAATATCTGGTTAGCATATCAGAGACACTGGTGTGAGCATAAGCCTTCAGTTACTATCTCAGTTAAAGACCATGAGTGGATGGAGGTAGGCGCATGGGTATGGAAACACTTTGATGAATGTACAGGTATATCCTTTCTTCCTGATGACGGAGGAACATACCAACAAGCTCCTTATGAAGATTGTGATCAATATACTTACCATAAATTAACTCAAGAAATGCCAGAGATTAAATGGGAAGACTTTATTGAGTACAAAGATAACGTAGAAGGTGCTCAGACACTAGCTTGTACTGCTAATGGTTGTGAAATTTAATTCTTATTAATCAATAACTTAACAGCTCTGCTCTAAAGGAAAAGATTTATTCTTATTCTCCTTTCGAGTGGATCACTGTCGCCACTTTAAATATATATTACAGCAAGGGGACTTTGTGGTCCCCTCTTTAATTCCACCTACTTACAGGAACATTATGAAGAAACCTATTAAACCTAAATTACAGGAAATAAGGCATCACACAAGGAAGTTTTTAAACAAAGACGAAGGAATAGCTGCCATAGAAACAACTATTACTTTAGAAAGAAATGATCTTAGTGCGTCAATAGATATCTCTGATTGCAATAGGAAAGTATCTTTAGATTTCTATATGTATAGTCCTAAGGCAAAGGTTATTAGCCAACGAATAAACAAATTAAATATCTTAGTTGATAGTTTAGTTGCTTTTAGAGACAATTATCTTAAGGTAATTGAATTAGCAAAAGAAAGAGATAAGGTACTTCAAGCGTACTATAAAGAAAGAACAGCTTGGAATAAGCTTAATCCTAATGACAAAGTACAAAGCGTTTCTTTATCGGAGTTATTCGATGACTAATACTAAAAGAAAATTTGTAATGTCAGCTTATATTACTTGGAATGATGCTACGGCTTCTTCCTCATGGATAGAAGTAGGAAAGGAAGAACAAGACGCAGAACATAATACTGCTTTAATACATACTATGGGGTTTATTGTTAAGGAAACAGAACAACTAGTAAGTGTAGCAGCAGCAATATCTGAGGACAACATGGCTAATGCAGTAATAACTATACCTAAAGTATGGATCAGTAGTATTAAGCGTAGTAAGGTATATTTAGATAAACAAAAAGAAGAGACAACCAAATGAATGTAGACTCATTAATTAACTTTGAATCTATTGCAGTTCATATTACACGTTTGAATATTGCATTAGAAAATTTCCCAACAGAGGTTACTGAAGAACAGATTGAAATGAAAGCTCAATCAGAACAACAGATAGAGTACTGGTTAAATGTATTACGTAGGTCAAAAGGATTATTGAAATGATAATAGTATATGGTGGAAAGCATTGCTCTGCCTGTGATACTGTTAAGGATTCCTTAAAAGCAGCAGGAATACCCTTTGAATATGTGGATGTTCTTAGTACAACAAAGCTTAGTGAAAGACATACTAAGAATTTCTTTGGAAGAAACTTTAAGAATATCCCACAGATATTTAGAGATGATGAACATATAGGTTCTGCCTCGGTTATTAGTCATTTAATAATGGTAGAACAAGGAGAAAAGAATGGAACGAAAGAATTATAATTTAGATTACCTCACTGGAGGAGACACTACTGATATTGAGCTATGTGCTCAGTATGGAATTAACCCTGCATATGCTAATACACCAAGGATTAATGACGAGATGTTCAGGATTATAAATGAATCTTCAGTAAGAGATATGATGAAAGCTGGCAAAACAAGACAAGAAGCAATAGAAGAATCAAATAAGTTTACAAGACAGGCTAAACAAAGAGCTACTGAAATACTTGGAGACAAATAAGAAAACCCCTTTAGGATTTATTCCTAAGGGGGTTTTTAATTTGCTACCTTGTGTTAACGATATCACCGTTTTTAATATTTAATCTTTGTACCATATCAGCTAAATTGTTTATAAAACTTTTAAACTCTTTAGTCCTATGGCTAAAACCTGATATTCCAAACTTACTAGAACTGCCACTGCCTAAACCATTCATCTCTGTTAGAAGATCCATAAGCGTTTCAAATTGTTTTGGTGTAACCCAAGTATTGAATTTAGCATTAGTGTTACTAACAAGAGGAGGAAGCCAACCATTTTCTTTTGCAATCTTTAATGCTATTGCATTTTTCTTTTGTTTAGCTTCATATCTATCTACTTCTTGTTTTCTTCCTCTTAATACTCCTTCTGGTTTGCTATAAGAGTAATGCCATAGCTCATCAAAGTAACCTGATAAAGCGGCATAGTCAGATTCACGACCAATATTAGCAGCTCCTTCTTTTCTTACTTTGCTGATAGCATCTTGTTTGGCTGTCATTGTGTTATTCCAAAATCTTTCCCACATTTTCTTAGACTCTTTTGCTATTTCAGGTAAAGCAATATTGTTATAAGCAATAAGAAAAGGAATTACAGAAGCAGGATTCGAAAGAACGGCATCATGTACTGATAAATTTTCCATAGGCTTTTTTGCTCCCATACGAGCATTAGCAGCAACGCTTGCCATTGCCCAAACATACGAGTCAGCACTCTGAGTAGTTACAACTGCAAAGGCATCTTTAAAAGCTTTACCTTCATAATAACCTCTGTCTTCTCTGCCTTCAGGGGTTTCAGCAAGACCTTCTTTAATACGTTTCTTCTTTTTAAAGCTTGCTGTTTCTTCTCCTGTTGCTCTGATATCTTTAACTATTGCCCTTGGCATTAACTCTTGGTCATTTCCTTCAGGATCAGTACCAAGCAAGATAGCTTGACCACCAGATTCGGGAGTATATTCCCCTCTTGTTTTAAAGTCAATCGCTTGTCTTTCTAATCTCTTTTTATCTATGTTAGTAAGAATACTATATTGAGAGGCAATATTAATTACTTGATCACCATAAGTATTCCATATAGTAGGTCCATAAGCAGCAGCATTGATAGCTGCAAGGCTCTTCATAAGTGTTTGATACATAGAAAGACTTGGCATATGAGTATAAAAGGACATTGTTAAGGCAGCAGTAATAGACTTACCAAGGAAATTATCTGCTCCATATTTTTGTTTTAAAGCACTTATTTCTTCACCCATTCCTCTAAGGCTTAACTCCATTAGCATATCATCTACTTCTTCAAACATAAATGAAGGATGTTTACCATAAAGACCAGCAACAACAATACCACGAGCATAAATCTTAGAGAAGGCACTTCCAGTTACTTTCTTAGCTTTCTCAAAAAAGTTAATTAAACTTTCTTTTATTTCCCCATCTTTCTCACCTGTTAAAGCGGCAATAAGATCATCTGTAACAGTTGATGCTGCTTTTTCTCTTAAGTTTTTGAATTCATCTTTAACTTCGTTTTCATAAAGATTAAGCCCTAACATATTAGCTACAAATTTATCACCTATTGAAAGGGCTTGTAATATTGCGTTAGATTGAGAAGAGTCTTTTTCAATCATGATATCAAGAGGAACATTTCTTCCACCTAATTTATCAGCTGTCTTAATATTATATGCTAATATAGTTGCATCTATAACAGGACCAAATTCTTTTTTCTTAGCAAATGATTTTAACCATTCAGGTATTGGCTGATTATTTTCTAACCAACCTAAAACGTCTTGCCCTTTAGAGGCTAAGTCATTTAATGTATTTTCATTAAAAGAATTTATCATTTCAGGAATAGTATACTTCATTCCTAATTGCCCTACAGAAGTTAATTCCATTTCATGAGCAACAGAAGCTAAAGAATAAACTGTACCAGCCTTTAATTGATCTTCGTAAGGTAAAGAAGAAAATAGTTTTATTTGTTTTTCTCCTCTAGCTTGAAAACCTTTTGCAGAAACATTCTGTAAACTTTTACCTACATTGTAAGAGGTATTTAATAAATCTTTAATACTAGCTACACGTAATTGGTCAACACGACCAAAAGCAATTGCTCCTCTGATAGTTCCTGAATGGTTAATCCAGTTAATATTAGTAGCTCTTTGAAACATCCTGTGTGTTACAGGAGACTTTTTCATCATACCATAATATAAATCTCCAAGCAAGCCTTGTAGATATTCATTTATATGGACTTTCATTTGAGCTACTTTATTGTTACCTACACTACCAATAATACGATTTATCGTTGGCTCTCCAAATTGATCTAATTTATTATTACCTTGAAAATCTTTTTCAAAGATACCATGATTATCTAATAACTCCATGAACCTATCTTTAGTTAAGTTTAATAAAGCACCTTTTGCGTAAGAATCAGAATAAGCAAATGTATAATCTCTCATATCCATATTAGGGTCATTACTAGGATTTACTTCCTTGGCTGTTACAAAGGTATAACCCGAAGGAGCAGTATCAGACAACCTAAAATAAACAGCATTCTGCATAATATCTGATAAAAACTTTTCTTCTGCTTTTAATCTATTTTGATTTGCAGTTAAAGGGATATTATCCATAAGAGCCATAGCAAGGTCTACCATATCAGTACCTCTTGCCTGCTCATCTCTAATAAACTTTGCAGTATCATTTGCAGGTATACCACCTACTGTAGGATTCTTTTGAGCATTAATTGGATTACCTCTTAACATAGGGTCGTAAGCAACTGCTAGTTCTTCTAATTGTTTTCTAACATCATGGCTTAGCTTCTCTCCAGGAAGCAAATGCAATGCGTTGTATTTATCTCTACCAAGGCTAAGGTATCCAGA